AAGAGTCTGAAGAATTTGATATTGATGAAGAAGAGAATACACTTTCAATTCTAAATCGATATATTGATGAGTCAGAATTCAATCTTGATAAAAACATTATCAAAGGTATCTTCCAAGATTTGTATAGTCAGGCTTGCGAAGTGGAGTAAATGTATCTTCTAACTCTCAAAGATGGTAAAGATGACGGTGCTTATGCCGTTCAGGATAAGCACGGACATAAAGTGTTATTTTTGTTTGAAGAAGAGGATGATGCCGAAAGATATGCTATGATGCTATATGACGAAGAAGATACTGATATGGATATTGTAGAAGTTGATGATGAACTTGCGATTAAAACTTGTAAGTATCATTCATACAAGTATACGATTATTACACCTAATGACATTGTGATCCCTCCTAAGAATGATAACCTTTCAAAAGATTAGATATAAAAACTTTTTAAGTTCCGGCAATCAGTTTACAGAGATTGATTTCCAACAACATCATACTAATTTAATTATTGGAACAAATGGTGCAGGTAAATCTACGATGTTAGATGCACTTACATTTGTATTATTCAATAAACCATTTCGTAAGATTAATAAACCACAACTTGCGAATGCCACGAATGAGAGGGATTGTTTAGTGGAGATTGAGTTCTCTGTGAATAGTCGTGACTATTTGGTTCGTCGTGGAATCAAACCAAATATCTTTGATATTGAAGTAAATGGTAACCCACTTCATAAGGAAGCAGATGATCGTGCCAATCAACGCATTCTTGAGGAGAGTATTCTTAAGGTAAATTATAAATCATTCACACAAATTGTAATCTTAGGTAGCAGTACCTTTGTTCCCTTTATGCAACTTACGACTACTAATCGTCGTGAGGTAATTGAGGACTTGTTAGATATTCGTATCTTCTCTGCGATGAATAATCTTATCAAAGATAGTATTCGCACTAGAAAGGAACAAATCAAATCTTTAGATATTAAGAAAGATAACTTTAAAGATAAGATGGAAATGCAGCAAGAGTTTATTAGTGAACTCGAAAGTCGTGGCAATGCGAATATAAAATCTAACAATGATAAAATTGATAAGTTAGATGGTGAAGTCGAAGTTTATATGAGAGATAATGCTGTTATAGAAGAAGACATTCATAAATTTACAAAAGAACAGGAAGAAGTTATTGGTGCTCGTGAGAAGTTATCAAAACTAAACAACCTTAAAGGCAAAATCTCTCAAAAGGTTGCGACCATTACCAAAGAGCATAAGTTCTTCACAGAAAATACGGTTTGTCCTACCTGTACACAAGATATCAAAGAAGAGTTTCGTGTAAATAGAATTAGTGACGTTCAAAATAAAGCAAAGGAACTCAAAAAAGGTTATGAAGATCTTGAAGAAACAATCAAGTTCGAACAGGAACGAGAACGTCAATTCAATTCCCTATCTAAGGAGATTACAAAACTAACGCATGGCATTTCTCAAAACAATACTAGGATTTCCCTCAACCAAAGACAAATCAGAGATCTTGAACATGAAATTCAAACTATTACCAACAACTTACAAAACAGAAATACTGAAAATGAGAAATTAGAGCAGTTTAAAGACAATCTCCAAAATACAATAGAATATCTTTCAGACAAAAAACAAGAAATCGTTCATTACGATTTTGCCTATTCCCTTCTTCGGGACGATGGCGTAAAAACAAAAATCATCAAGAAGTATCTTCCATTCATCAATCAGCAGGTCAATCGTTATCTTCAAATGATGGACTTCTACATCAACTTCAAACTTGATGAGGAGTTCGGTGAAACCATTGAGTCACCTATTCACGAAAACTTTTCTTATAGTTCTTTTAGTGAAGGTGAAAAAATGCGTGTAGATTTGGCTCTACTCTTCACTTGGAGAGAAGTTGCTAGACTCAAAAATTCCGTAAACACTAACCTGTTGATTATGGACGAAGTATTTGACTCTTCACTCGATGGATTTGGAACCGAAGAGTTCCTAAAAATTATTCGTTATGTGATAAAGGATGCTAATATATTCGTCATCTCTCATAAGTCAGACTTACATGACAAGTTCCAAAGTGTCATAAGGTTTGAGAAAGTCAAAGGTTTTTCCCGTATGATGTCCTGATACATCAAAGAACAATGCAAGTCCCAAACTGGAAGCATCACTCTAAGAAAGAACAGAAACGAAAACTGAAACCTCAGGCACTACGGCAAGCAAAAGCACGAAGGAAAGCACTCAAGAAGCGTCTCTATCAACTAGACGCTTTTTTTATAAATACCTAAAAAGTATTCATAAGATGGACGCACAAGAGTATCGTATGCTTTATGAAGCGTACAAAGAAGTTATTAATCAACAAGTTGATGAAGAATATAAAAAACTTCCCAAGAGAAAAATGGGAATGAAAGCTGGTAAAAAGGCCCTGCAGGCGATAGGTCATGGGTGGAAAGGAGGTAAATCTGCGACTGATAGTACCGAACAACAAATTGAATATCAGAAGAAAGATAAAAAGGCATCACAAGCAGATAAGATGAACCGTGTATCAAGCACACATAGTCCAGAACAGTCAAAGAAAAAATCATTGAAAAATCAAACATCTGGACTAATAAAGAGACTTGATGCGAAAAATGATGCTGCGAGAGCTACTAAAAACGAAGAAGTATATCTTTACGACATCATCCTCTCTTATCTTCTTGATGAAGGATATGCTGAAACGCCAGAAGCAGCAGAAGCAATTATGGTGAATATGAGTGAAGAGTGGAGAGATAGTATTACTGGTTGATAACCACTTCCCAAAGTGTCACACCACTCCACACAGGGGTGGTTTTTTATTGTATACTACGTTCATACGAATCAAACCAATGACCGTCAGGCACGAAATCAAATCTCAACTTGCCAAACTTCTTGCTACTGAAGACCTTGTGGTAGAGAACAAGAATGTTGATACGGCATGTTTTAATGTTCATACTCGTGTGCTGACACTGCCGAACTGGGATAAGGCAGGTAATGAGATATATGATATGTTGGTGGCACATGAAGTTGGACATGCACTTTATACACCAGATCGTGATTGGATAAAAGAATATAAGATACCTCCACAGTTTGTGAATGTGGTGGAGGATGTCCGTATTGAGAAAATGATGAAGCGTCGTTATGCCGGTATCTCCAAGACCTTCTATAAAGGATATAATGTTCTTGCCGATGAGGACTTCTTTGGTGTTGAGTGTGAAGATGTAAGTAAGATGAATCTTGCCGACCGTGTAAATCTTCACTTTAAGATTGGTAACTTTGTTGATATTCCTTTTGGTGAATATGTAGAGATGTCTATCGTTCGCATGATCGAAGGTTGTGAGGATTTTGATGATGTTCTGATTGCGGCACAGGCACTCTATAAGTATTGTGAGGAGCAGATGAATACCGAAACCAAGACTGATATGGATTCATTAGAATCACAAAGTTCTGGTGGTGAACAAGATTCTGATCAAACTCAAGAGGGTGGAGATAATGATTCTCAAGAGCAAGAAGGTTCTGATCAGACTGAATCTTATGGAGGAACAGCAGAGGATCAGCAACAAATTCCTCAAGGTGGAGAAACTAATTCCGAACCTACAGTCGATACGATGGATTCATTGGAGGATGCAATCAAAAAACTTGCATCAATAGATGGAATTGAGAATGTTTATATAGAACTTCCCAAAGTCGATCTTGATGATATTATTGTACCAAATGAAGAGATTCATAAAAGATGTGATGAACTCTGGGACAATCCTCACGATCCTTATCTGTTCGATTATGTTGATAGTGAGTTTATGAAATTTAAAAAATCAGCACAGAAAGAGGTAAATTATCTTGTCAAAGAATTCGAATGTAGAAAATCTGCTAATAGCTATGCTCGTGCTACTACTAGTCGCACTGGAGTTTTGGACTGCTCTAAACTCCACACTTACAAATACAACGAAGACCTGTTCAAGAAAGTAACCACACTTGCCGATGGTAAAGATCATGGATTGATTTTTATTCTTGATTGGTCTGGTTCTATGGGACATGTAATGATGGATACTATAAAACAGTTATTCAATCTTGTATGGTTCTGTAAGAAAGTTTCTATTCCATTTGAGGTATATGCATTTACCAATGAGTATCCATTAGTAAGTGATGATGGAGAACAACTTTGTCGTAAAAGACCATATGAGAAAAAAGATGGTTTGATGCAGGTCGGAGAACAGTTTTCTTTGATGAATATTTTGTCTCACAAAGTCAATTCTAAAATCTTGGAAAAGCAACTGAAGAATATATTTCGTCTTGCTCAATATATTACTTTTGGTGGAAGATATCCTATGCCTGTTGGAATGGGATTGTCCGGAACTCCTTTGAATGAAACGATGATTGCACTTCATCAAATCATTCCACAGTTCAAGAAAAATACTAAAGTTCAAAAAGTTCAGTGTGTCGTATTGAGTGATGGTGAGGGTTATGGACTTACTTATCATCGTGAGATTCAACGTTCATGGGAGTTTGAACCTTTTATTGGACTTGGAAGAATTGGTGATAATTGTTATCTCCGTGATCGTAAAACCGGAAACACTTATTCTTTGGATTCTATATGGGATGACTACACTGATATTTTGATTCAAAATTTGAGAGATAATTTTACTGATACTAATTTTATTGGTATTCGTGTTCTTGAGTCTCGTGATTCTAATCGTTTCATTAGTCGTTACACTTATAATGAACATGAATTGAGAAATAAGATTCAAAACCAGTGGAAAAAACAGAGATCATTTGCTATCAAGAATTCTGGTTACCATTCTTATATTGCACTTTCGGCCACAACTCTTGCAAGTGAATCTGAATTTGATGTATCAGAGGATGCTTCTAAAACCCAAATCAAAAAATCCTTCATGAAGAGTTTGAAAGGTAAAAAAATGAATAAGAAAATCTTAAATGAGTTTGTGGAACTTATTGCTTGATAAATATTTTTAAATAATATTAGGTATTAAGAATGTCAATGTTTTCAAAAATGATTGGAAATGCACCAGCAGCACCTGCACAACCTACTCCAGTTGCAGTTCCTTCAGAACCGGCAGAAGCAATTGCTCCTGATCCCATTGTTGCAGAAGAAGTTGTAGAAGAATCTGTCGAAACTTTGCCATACGAGAGTGATGTTTCTATCGATGAAATGAGTAAGGATGAACTTGAAGAGTATGGTAGAACCGTTGGT